ATGAATAACTATTGTATAAACTTAAAGAAAAGAAAGAATAAACCATATTGTAAATTACTAAATAAAGAAATAAAGCTTTCCACTTGTAGGGAATGTGATAATAAAGAATATAAGAAAATCTCTGCAGACCTTTGCAGAAAAACACAGTGTTCTGCAGAGATAAAACGAAAAAAGTCCACTTCCGACAAAAAAAGTCCGGCTACAAGTGGACAAATAAAAAAAAATGCACAATCATTGACAAAAGAGCAGCAAAAAAAGATAAAAATGCACAATAAATCGAAGAAATTGACAAAATTAGAGAAAAATAGGAAGTCTGTCTTTACTGATAATCTTGATATATGCTATTTATGTGGTAAAAAGAAAAACGACCTTCACGAAGTTTTCGGAGGTCGCAATAGAATTAACTCCATCAAATATAATTTCATCTTACCATTATGCAGAGAATGCCATTCTAGCAATCAAAATAATCCCATATTTAATGATTATTGGCACAAACAAGGGCAATTATACTGGGAAAAAAATATCGGTTCTAGAGAAGAATTTATTAAGGTGTTTAAGAGAAATTATTTAGAATAAAAAAGTAGTGGTAACTACTCTTTTGTTTCTATTTTTGTCCAACCATCAGGGATCTCTCCTTCTTTTGTTTCTGGAAAACCCACAAATGGTAATGGGCCTTTTATAATTTTTTTATCCATTTTTTCACCTTCTTTCTTTTAATTGTTTAGCCTAACATAAATTAATTATAAAGTAAATAAAAAAAACTATAGGTTAACTACTCTGTTAATGTCTATAGCTTTTCTTTTTGGCATACTATTAGTCTGAAACCATGCCCTTTTATTTTTTAAATTATATTTAATAATTAAAATATTATCTTTTCTTCTTGTTAATCTATAAATAATATCTTTATTACTTATTCTTTTTTCAACCATATTATCCCCTCGTTTGACTGGATATTATAGCACTAATCAAAGAAAAAAGCAAATTATAGCATAAAAAAAGAGTGGACTCTTAAAGTCCACTTCTATTCTATAACTATTTGAAACTTAGTAGCAGTTACTCCCATCACACCAGCATAACCATCTTGCCCTTTGTTTTTTTCATTATCATATTGATAAGGATAATTGTTAATTTTATATTTTGCTTTTTTGTATGGTCTAATATTATTAGGGGTATAATAGTAAACTTCTACACAATCGATTATATTGCCATTACCAGCATAGCCATTTATCTTATCTTTTATGTTATAATCAGTAACATAAGGAAGCCATCTTCCTTTAACTATTACATTTCCATTGCTATCTTTAATTTCTTTTATATGCACTCTATACTTAATACTTCCTTCATCTACTCTAATAGCAAGTCCAATTATAGGGCTATTCTCCCAACCAGCATAATCTTCTAGATTTTTAACTTCTTTTAACCAACCATGTTTCTGAGTTTTAACTCTATAATAAACATTAACTTCATTTGATGTATTTTCATTATTAATTTTGTTAGCCTCATCAGCAATATATTGCATTTTGCTTCTTAGATAATCTCCAGGGCAAGTAGTATTAGTAAACATACTATGCCAAGTTAAGTTCTTTCCTGGTACTAATTTTCCTAAATTTCTTCTCTTAGCAATATCTGCTGCTAATTTAATAAGTGCATTTAAAGTAATGTCGTTAACATACCATGAATTATCATTATCTGATGTTTCAATAGTTACTGACTTACAATTGCTATCCCAATTACTATTAGTCCAAGCAGTATCCTCTTCATCAACATAATTAGCAATACTTCCATCATAACCAACACCATAGTGAGAACTACCATATCTGCCTTTTGCTTGAAATATTCTACCACATTGTTTTGCAGTTAATCTTCCAGCCATGTGATGAATAGTAATTGCTTCAATACTTCTACCACTTCTGCCTTTAGTATAATTTCCCTCATCTGCAGGTACTACTATTTGTGTTAAATTAGATTTACTCATTAATAATCACCTCTTTTTTAAACTCTTCTCTTTTTATTAATTTATTTTCCCATTTTTTATATGCGTCAAGATAAATTTCATCTTTTTCACCATTATAAGTTAATTCATAATACATACCATCAGTAATGTTAGTGCTTAATAAAGCCTTTGAGTTTTTCAAAGTTTTACACATCCAAACAACATATACATCTTTGATACCAATCTTTTTATTATCAGTTATTTCTGCTTTATTGTTAAAATAGTCAATAACAATATTTTTGCATATAACTTCAAATTCATAACTATCTTTCATCTACTTCATCCCCCTTACCATTGCTTAACTCTAATTCCATTTCTTCTGTAATTTTAATTTCTTCCATACTAATTACCTTCTTTCTTTAACAAATCATTTATATTTTTTCCAAGATCATATGCTCCACCAGTAAGCAAACCTGCTACCATAATCGAAGCATTAAAATCTTTGGTCATTATGTAATTGATAATTGCTACTATTATACCTATTAATAAGTTTTGCACTGGTATTAATTTATTGTTAAATTTAGGATGCTTTTTAGCAATTAAACCACACACATAAGTAACCAAAATTGTTACTAAAGTCATAATTGTTGTATTATCCATCTTTATCACCTCCTACTTCATTCCTAATTTTACAAATATAAATGCTATAATACCACCTATTAAAGCCGATACTACAAATCCCCAAATAGAATCTAATTTCTTGCTAGGTTTAGCCTCAATTGCTAACACTCTATTATCTATTTGTGTCATATTTTCTCTCATTGCTTTCATTTCTGTGGCTATCGCCTGGACTGACAATGCCAAACTATGTATATCATCGACTTTTGGCTCCAGCTTGTCTAGTCTTTTAGTATTAGATTTACTTCTTTGTTCTGTTTCTACTAATCTTTCTAATTCTTCTTTTTCCATCACTCAACCTCTTTCGTTTCCTTTTAGTTTCATGTTATCGCCGCCTTTATTTTAATTTTTTTGCTTGTATGCTTGTTGCATATTTGCCAAAGCCATTATTCATTTCAAAAGATTGGTTTCTATAACCGTTAACTATCAATTGAAAGTAATATTTTTTGCTAGGTTCTAATTCTACTATACAAGTTTTCAATGGAAGAGACCAATAATTATTACCTACACCAAAGCCCTGAAATAAAACTCTTCCTTCGGAGCTAATCAAGCTTCTGTTGCTGTCACTTTCTTTTAATGAATACTCTATAAGTCCATTTAAAGCACCGGCAGTATAGCCACTTATTTCTAATAACTTAGTGTTTTTTATAACAATTCTATTATTACTTATATCTGCTACAATGTCTCCATAACTAATTGGCTCTTCCCAACCTGTAACTATAGTTTCACTATCAAATATTTTATATGCAAAGTTAGTATGCATACTAGCAAAGCCAAAACTTAAATAATTGCTCAATGTTTCGGCTTTACCATTATTATCTTTTATTGCTATATCATTAGCACTAATTTTTTTATTTAATCCAAATAAATTCTTTAATACTTGCATAATATTGCTTACCAACATATTCAATCTCTCTATTTCCATTTTCCTATAGCTAAAATATGTATTTTGACATCAGTAAGTGTTGTTTGTTCCACACTTGCTATCGGAATTAATTCTTTACCAGTAGCATTTGTTGTAGTTGCATTGCCTTCAATACCCATCAACCATGCTAGCCAAGCATGTTGTAAAGTTATTTGCACAATTGGTGGTTCTTTAAATTCTTGTGGAAAATCAGGAGGTGCCTTTAAACCTACTCTTTTTAGGCTGCCCATTGTAACATAAATAGTTTTTGTATCAAAATATTCTTGCAATACAACCATCGTTCCATCAGCCCATTTAACCCAACTTCCATTTTCATTACTTCCACTGTCAACAATTACAGACTTATCTAATATTCTCGCCTTGTTATTACTATCTTTTATTGCTATATCTTCTGCAGATATTTTGGTATTATTTCCAAATAAATTTTTTAGTACTTTCATTAAAGTTCACATTATTTAATTCTAATCCATATAAAGCAAGTTATGTAAGGTTGCAAATTGTTATGTGGTTTATCTCCGCCAGTAATGGCGGTACTGCACATCACCGCAGCCCAAGTTTTATTTGTTGTTGATGGTTGAACACTAGCAATAGGATAATTTCCATAGGCGCCACTTGCATTCGGATAATAAATATCATGATCGTGTTCTGGCAATTCACTAATATCCAATGAATGTGTTTTTTCTCCACCTGTTTGCTTAACAGTTTTGAAGTCATTATCATTTTCATCTACACACACCAAAGTTTTGCCTTTCCCAAACAATTCCCAAGTACCGCCAAACCTTATAGATGGGTTTTCATTTCTTGTAGTTAGAAACAAATCTCCAACTTTATAATAAGCATTTGGATAGTAGTTATCAGTACCACTTTTTAGTGTTCCACCTTTACAAGCCATAACTTGCTCCCATTGGAGTAGGTACTAAATAATACTCCCTCCAATCATATTTAGAGAGATTATCGTTTTTGTTAGTAAACGCCCCCCCCCCTCATTAACTCATAGTTTACTTTTTTCATTTTATCAAATCCTTTCTTTTATTCATCCCATGTTTCCTCTGCTGTGAAGAAAAGCACTGGATAATCATTTAAATAAGCACTGCCATATACATAAACTTTGTTATCACCAACAAAAATAGTTTCCCTACCTTTTTCCAAAGGTACAATTTCTTTAGCAATAACGAACTTATCTTCAAATGATATTTCAAATTGATATTCTTCCTCATAATTAAAAGAAGATCCCAGTGATAGATTGGTTATTTTGAATGTATTATCAGTAATAGTAGGAGTTATACTTCCACCATCAATCCAATCAGTTTCGCCTGATTTCCTATATTTAAAACTACCACTAAGAGTATTAGCAGTAGTATCAGTAAATGAGCCATTATAATAAGCGCCATTACAATTTAGAATAGCCTCATTTGAAGTACCCTCTGGTCTTGTTATTGATATAGTATTTATGTGTAATTTGATATAATCAATCATATCTAATTCAACATCTGAAGAACTAGAATATCCTCTACTATCAGTAGTAGATACAGTTACTTTGTTCGAGCCAATGCTATCAAAAATATTCTCTTGTAAATTTGAAGTTTGACCATCATTCAAATTAATAGAATAACTTTTAATTGTTGAACTCTTTTTGGCAGTAGCATTTATAGTCACTTTTGGTTTAGATATATACTTAATAAACTTAGTATTGCTACCAGTTATATTTGTAACACTTGTATTAGTATCAACTATAGTAGCGGTTACATCAGGCTTGCACACACTTTCTTTAGCATACAAGTTAAAACTTGTGGATTGTGTATCACCTATTTGTGTGCTTCCATTATATGTTGTACAATAAATAGTTCCCTTTATTTCTTTAACATTAGGTATTAAAGCATATATTTGGTCTTCTATTTCACTTGTTTTAAATTGTACAGTTGTCTCACTAGTCTTTGTAGCAATAGTGCCAGTTAAAGTACCTATTTTATAAGTCAATGTATTAGTAAATGATGATGCTTTTTTGTCAATACTGATGATGGCATTATCACCAATATAAGGGCTACTGCAAGCAACACCGCTGGCTCTTGGTATTCTAGGTAAGTCTGCGCTACCATATGCTGTATTACTCCAACCCCAGTTTGGAAAACTAATTGAAGCAGCACAACTAATACTCTTTGTTCCATCATTGTTGTGATATACCCAACCTTCAGTAGAAACAGATACGCTTTCTCCTACACCAGTTGGCCTAGTACATCCGGCGCTTTGATAATCAGCACCAGTTCCGCTTACACCAATGCTACCTTGTTGGTCTAATATATAACTAGCTTTATTATAATAGCTTCTGGCTTCATAAACTACATAAGTTCTATTATTTGCTATATCTTGTTCTGTGTACCTTGCATATATTCTTACATATAAACTGCCGCCGGATGTACCTATATAGGCTTCACCTAAACATTGAAAACTTGTTGTTAATGTTGCCATATGTTACACCTCCAAATCTTTCAAATCTTCAATTAATTCTTTCAAGTGGAATATTTTTGTCCCCTTTTCACCGTTTTTAGTAGATTTAATGAATTTCAAATATCCTATTTGAGCAGTGCCAGTAACAATAAGTTTTTCTATACCAGAACCTTTATTGTTGAAGATTGCATTTAATTTTTCGTAGTTATATACTTTTATACCCCGGTTATCAAGCAATGAATTGTTTGCATCACTAGATGTACCTACAGATAAACCTTTAGTGCTAAAACTAAAATTCATATCAGTGATCTTGCCTTCAAGTGTTTGAATAGAACCATTTTGAGTATCTAATGTTTTTTGTACATTTTTCATAGATATATCAAAATTGTTTACTGTTTGAGTAACCTCTGATTGTTGTTCTTGCAAAATACCTATGCTTCTACCTTGTTCATCAACAAGTGAAGTTGTATTTGTCATAGTAGTATCTAACTTATCAACATCATTTTTTATCTCGGTAACAGTTCCGCTTAATATAGTAAGATTTTCTCCCACCTGATTTGCTTTAGTATCATCAGTATATTTAGTAGCAATTATCCAGTCATTTTCTTCAAATGTTTCATCCTTTGATTTAGTGGTTTGGCATCTATATAATTCTTCATCTTTAATCCATAAATCTCCGCAATCATAAGGTGTTGTTGGCTCAACCACAAAAACTCTTCTCTTACTATCAGCGGTATCTTTTGCGCTATTTGCTATTGCAAGAGCTTGAGTAACATCATTGTCGGTAATTTTTATCCAACTATAAACATCATTATCAAGTGAGTATCTATAGGCATAACCAGTATCTTTATCATAATAAAGGTCTCCTAAGTGATTATTTTTTTCATTATCAGTAGTCCAATCTTTAGCAGGTTCATTACCATCAGTAGGAACTCCAGAATAAAACCAGGTAGTAATGTTTCCATCTACCTGGTCTTGAAGTTCTTTTAAGTTCTTACCTGTTGCAATCACAAAGCTATTTAACTCATTTTCTACTTTATTAAGTCCGTTTTTTTGTAATTCATAGTTTTCTTTTAATGTCAAAATATCATTGAGGTTATACTTTCTTTCTAAGTCTTCTGGTGTTCGTAACTTATTTATATCTCTTTTATTTATCATTTTGTATACACCCTACCATTTCTTACTTTGAATCCTAGTTCTTCTAACTCTTTGGTCTTCTCTTCAATAGATATGTTTTTAGAGTTGATAGTATTAATTATATCCTTATCATAACTAGTAAATCCGATAGTCTTTAGTATTACTTTTTTATCATAGGAAGAACAATCAATATTATTAACATATTTAACTATTTGGTTGTCGTATTGCTTAAAACTACTATATTCCATTTTAATAAGCATTGCTTTTTGAGGAATACTAAGATTTAAACTATTAATATACTTAATCACTTTATTTTTTCTAGAATTAGGTACAGTCTTGCCATTTGTATAATAATCACTCTCAAATGTTTCAGAATTAAATTTTATGTATTCTTTAATTGGTATGTTTGATTGTACCAAAGCATTTAAAACTTTATCACTTGAATAATAATTACCATATAAATATGCTAATTGTTCATTAGTCAAATCACTATCTATCAAGAATTTAGTTATACTAGCCTTTTTGGTATCTTTATCAGTATTATCAATACTTTCTTTAAATGTATAATAATCTCCTATATCTCCTATTTCAGAATATTCATATGCTTTTTGATATGTATTAGAAAGTTCTAATCCTAATACATCCTTTTTGGCGATGTTATAAGAATAATTAACTATATCTTTAACAACATTTGCCTTATCCGAATCGGACATACTTGAATAAGATGCATTATTAATTAGTTTTTTGATATTATCTTCTATTATTTCACCAGATATTTTTTGATATTCAACTCTATCTTTACCTGTCATCATAATTTTTTCGCCTTTTTGATTTATATAGTAAGGGGCTACTCTAGGCATAACATCTGTCTCTCCAGTTTCTTTGTACAGCCTATATATTTCCTCAGCAGATTCACTTATATTTTCTGTGCTAACATTGGCAGGATTTAAAAATACATTAAAGATATTATTCTTTCCACCATATTTTTGTATTTCTCTGCCCATAGTATCTACTGCAGGATTTAAAGTTTTACTTACAAAAGGTATTTTTGCCTTTATGCTATTTACCGCACTTTGAATTGGCTTTCCATATTCAAATGAAGTTCTTTGAGTGCCATCTACTAAATCTGCTATTTGCTTAGAAAAAGTAGGAACTGCTCTAGCAGGCAATTCTAATATTTCATTAATAATTCCGGATACAACACCATCATTATCATTAAGAACATCATTTATACTTTGTAAAAATGATTGTTCTAGCAAAATGCTTCCAGCACTATCTAAAGAGCCAACTATACCTTCTAATAATGCTTTAGAGTCACCGCTTTTAGAATTAACTACATTAGCAGTTATTGATAGTGGAGCAGCCAAAGGTTGAGCCCAATCATAAGTAAATGATTTACCACCAATTTTAATTGAATAAGAATTAATTCCTAAAGTATTTTTTAAGAAATTGGCAGTGTCTTTATCATCATCGCTATCACCGCTTGTTATTCCAGCCTTCGCAAGTGCAATACCAAGTATATATAACATAGTACCAGCAGTAGCTTTACCTAAACTTTGAACAAATTCATGTTGCATAGTGGCAGTGTATTGTCCATTTGCAAGCGACCTCTTTAAATTAATACCTTTATTTATGGCACTAACCAAACCGGCAGGTGAATAATCAACAATTGCCTTTGTTAAATTAGCTGGTGTTTTGGCAAATGGTATCAATATATCACCAAGACCATAACCATTAACATTTAATCTATTTAGTCCTTTTCTTACACCCAAAACAAATCTGGTATAGTTATTATTATCATTCCAAGTTCTAGATAAAGCCTCTTGATGTGCTATATCTATCATTTCTTGTGTGATTTCGGTAGTATTGTTTAATACTAATTGGTTTTGTAATGAATTTTCAAAAGCCGCCTCACTAAATACTCTATCACCGACATCCATAACATAATTTAATAAAGACTCTGTTCTATTTAGAGTCCTTCCCATTAAATTCTTTTCACTAAATGATTTACCATCTGATATTTCAAATCTATTACCTTCCATATCTTTAGTGTTAATTCCTTTTTTATAGTCGTTAGTAGCCTCATAGGCTCCTTTTTTAATACCTTTAAGCATTGCTTTTACATTAGTAGTACCGGTTGTTCTTACACCAGTTTTCTTAGCAATTAACTTATCAGCATAACTAGAGAATAAATCGCCAAAAGAATTAACTGGCATTATTAAAGCATTACCAGCAACATTTCTTACTTGAGTCTTAGGATTAAACAACATAGATATTCTCATCCAAGATCTAATTTTTGTGCCTTTTTCAGGTGGTAGTTTATCGGTCATTAATTTTTGTATTTCTGCAAGTTTAACTCTTTTATCATAGCCATCTTCCATATTTTGTACTTCTTGCATTGTATCCATGATAAACTTTACCTCATCAGGCTTTAAGTCAAAGTCTTTTCTATATTTATCTATCCATTCTTTAGATTTATTCTTAACCATTTTGTCATAAGCTTCAGATAATTCAGATTGAGCATATTTTACCATACCTTCAGGTGTCATTCTTTCCATAATATTAAATGCCTGTACTGTTTGACCAGCAGTTGTTCCAATTTCTCTCATTTTTTTAGCAACTTCTACCATACTATCATAATCACCATTATCAGCATATTGTTTTAGTAAAATCCAGCCTTCTGCTACATCTGTAGCATTTGCATTCTTACTATCTTGTTTTACCCATCTTAATGTTTCTGAACTGCCACCATCATTTATTTTTTTGAAAGCCTTTTCCAAACTTTCTTTATTAGTTACTTTATCATAATATCTAACATCTTCTTTTGAAAGTATTTCAGCCTTTTGTTCTACATTTAGCATATTAACTTTATCTTTAATGTTTCTAGCAAAATGGCTATTGCCATCATTAACTTTATTTACGCTTCCTCTTTTAGGTAATATTGGTGTAGTGTTAGCATCTTCTTTAGTTAATTTTGATATTTCATTTGGATTTAAAATCTTGCTCTTTTTAGAACTACTTTCTATATCTTCACTAACAGGTAACTTAATATCAGACATTTTAGTTTTTGTTCCCGATGATGGAAAGTTTTCTTTTAGATAATCATTCCACTCTTTATAAAAAGAACTATTTTCTAGTTCTTGTCCTTTGGTATTTCTTCCCAATTTTCCTCTGCTATAAATATTTTCAGATACATTTTGCGAAGAAATTGTATTATTTTCTTGAGCATCTTGTTCAACCTCATTTAAAGAATACCATTTGTTTTTATTTTTGTCAATTATATTATCAGTTAATGAAGATATAGGCGGTGTTTTGAGTCTAGTTTCGTAGTTCATTTTTCTTCTATTTGATGTATCTCTTGCTTCTTTTTCACCAAAGTTATTTTGATAATTTTCAAATCCAATAGCAGAAGTAGTTCCTTGTGTAAACTTTTCAATTTTTTGTATTCTATGTTGAATCTCGTGTATCAATGTGTCTAATACTGCATCATTTCCCTTAGATATTAATTCATTATTCAATGATATAGTATTTGTTATATTATTAATTCTACCTTTTTTTATGTATTTTTTTCCATTTTCATCAGTTCTTATGCCAAAATCAGTAAATTTAACTTTATTATTTTTTAAATTAGGATACATTTCATATAAATCATTATGTTCTAATATTTCCTTCAATTGATATGTATTATTTTTTTCTAATTTCTTAATAATTTTGGCCTCGTCATCACTAAGCTCAAATTTCCAATCACCTTTGCTGTCTTGAAACCATCCAGTCCTTCTACGAATTTGCTCATTTTCAATATTATTTTTCTTATATATTAATGCTTTATTATAATTGTCATTTAAAAATTGATTATAACTATCATTTTTTATAGCATTTCTAGCACCTTTTATTCCTGTCATCATATATTCAGTTTTCTTAAGGTTACTCTTATTACTATAATAAGCATCTTCCCACATTTCTTTTAAGTTTTCAACAAAATTCACGTATTCATTAGCACCAGTGCCTTTAATTTTTTCTGCTAATTTCCTAATATTATTAAGTATTTTCTTAAATATATTAGGCTTCTTTTCTACTACTGACTGAATAAATTCTCTATTACCGAATAGTTCTCCGCATACATCTGCTACAATTTCGTCTGATACATCATTAGTTTTATATCTTTCTTTTAATGATTCTAATGATTTTTCAAACTCAGGATCTTGTTTAGCATAATCAAGTATTAATTCCTTCATTTCTTTTGTTGCTATGTCATGAGTTATTTCATGAACAACCAAAAATTCAACATAATTATCAGCATTAGGATTTAATTCAATTATGGTTTTACCATTTTCTTTTGTAATTAATCCATTAACAGGTACACCTTGTTCATTAGTTATATTAGGATTGAATCTTATTATATAATTCCTATCTTTTATTATATTCTCTAGCAACTTAATAGTATTGTTCGATCTAGCAGTATTGTTTAAATACATACTTGCAGTCCTTCTTAATTCATTTATATTTGCATTAGAGCTTTTAACATATTGATAATTGCCTATTGGAATACTATAATTAGCATTATTAACACCAGTCACATCTACACTTCTTAGTTTTTGAAGAGCATTTCCAATTGAAGCATATTGTTGTCTAGTTAAATCTTTAGTTGTAGTAAAACTCATGTCTGGTCTTACTTCACTTACATAATTCATAGCAGTAGGCACTTTTATACCAACTTCATTTAACATTGTTTTAATGTAACTACCTTTATAACTTTCAATACTAGGATCTCCTAATTTAAATCCTTTAATATCATTTAATATTTCAGGGCTTATTTTAGCCATATCAACCTTTATATCACTAATAGGCATATTCATATTAGAACTATTAAAATCGTTCACAGTTGGCAAAATAGCCTTATCAGAGTTATTAATATTACTTTGTTGATTATATACTGGCAAATTAATACCACTTTGACTTGATTTTTCTTGATTAACTATATCTTGTACTGTTGGTAAGTTTGCCTCTTCTTTTATGGAAGTACTTGTGTCAGTATTTTGATTTTGAATAGCACTTAATTGATTCTTAAGTTCGTTCAATTCTATTTCTTGTTCATTAGTCAATTTATTTTGTTCTTTTAATGTTTCATATTCACTAATTTGTGAAGTTATCGTATCTACATTAGCATTAACATTTGAATTATTATTAATATTACTATTAATATTAGAAATAATTGTGTCTATTTTATTAATGGTTTCTTTGTTTGTAGTATTTTTCTTTGTTTCTTCTAACTCTTCTTTAAATGTCTTATATAGATTTACATCTTTATTCTCTACATTTGTGTCTTTGCCAGTAGCAGTACCTATAATTCCACCTGTAACACCACCTATAGCAGCAGAATATAAAGCATCAGAAAGTACATCACCATCTAAGAAAACAGAAGCATAATCTTTAATATTGGTATTTTTATCTAAAATAAGCAATTTGCTAATATTATCTAAATATTCTTGAACAAATTCTTCAGTAGCCTCACTGCCTGCATTTGCTAAAATATTTGCAATTTTAGGCTTCTTTGTTATATTAGTAAATGTTTTCTTTAATAATTCTTCATAATCACCATTTTTTCCTCCGGTTAAGCCTTTAGTTGCACTACCGAGTATCTTACCAACACCATATTCAAGTCCAACATTAACCAAACCATACATTGTAGCACTACTAGTATCATAACCATCTGAAACTGCTTGATTGGTACTGTCCACAAACATTTTTCCAAAATACATAGTAGAACCAACACCAGGTAAAGCTTGATTAATTAATGTTGATCCTGCTATTTTACCACTTTCATATAAAACATCACCGGCAAATCTACCTATACCAGTTTTATAATTTTCTTTAACCTTTTGGTGTTTCATTTGATTAAATGTAGGTAAATATTCTAAGTCACCATTTTCATTTTTTATTAATCCACCATTATAATCAAAAAGACTTCCTATACCGCCTGTAAATCTTCCTATAGATTTATCATACCAGCCAATATCATCTTCTGCAATTCTTTGTTTATCGTAATTATATTTAGCATAACCGACTTCATTTGATTGCTCTTCTAATTGTTTCATCTGATTTTTATATTCATTTGATTTTTTTATTTCTTGATACTTATTTTCTATGCTTTTATTTTGCCCCAATTTATCTTGACCAGCAGTTACTTCAAATCTTTTGCTTTTAGTAATTTCAGTCTGTTCTTGAATAGGTAAAATATTTCTTTGTGTTGAAAAAGGAGTTACTGTAGTTTGGACTCCCTTTTCATAAGTGTTTTTTTGTATATCTTTTTGAATATTATTTCTTTTTGATAATTGATCATTATATTCTTGTTTATAATATGAACTATTCAATTCTAGTCTATCTCTTATACTAGAATTGCCTTTTGATTTTCCAAGTAATCTCTCTCGAATACTACTCATATAATCACCACCTTATAGGCCAAACCAAGTTAATATTTTATCTGCATCTTTTTTAGTAATAGATTTATTTTTTAAACCTGCAGATATTTTGTTTTCTAATTCGGATTCAGAAATACCATTTCTTATAGTATTAGAAGTAAATATATTAGAATTAGACCAGTTATTAGCTTTTTTGCTAGATAATGCTGGACAACTATTATATTTACTCTTTATTAAATTATTATTTGATGACGAACTACTAGAAGAACTACTATTGCCACCATCATTAAGGCTTCCACCATCTGACAAAGAACTTCCACCACCGCTATAACTAGCATTTATACTAGCCCATTTTTGGGCATTAGCAATAGCATCTTGTTCTCTTTGGTATGCCATTTGTTGTTCCCATCTTTGTTGTTCTAATCTTTGTTGTTCCTTTTGAAAAGCCATATTCTCATTGTATTGTCTAATTTTCTCAGCAGTTTCATTTTCATAATTAATTTGACTTTCAACATCTTTATATCTATTGTAATAATTATTATTAATTGTATTATTCCAATTCAATCTGTTATTTTCCTGCTCTGTTTTATAATTAAATCCTTCTAATGCAATATTTAATTTATCTTGTAATGCTTTTAAAGCATTTTGGGCTAGTGTTTCATCATTAGATAATTGTGCTTGTCTAATTGCATTATCAAACTCTATTCCAGCATCTTGCATACTCTTTCTAGCAGTACCAAGTCTATTTTGATAAGTATTATACATATCAACTTTTGAACTTTCAGCATAACCACTATTAGATAGTCCGTTGTTTACAACATTTTCTCTACTAACACCATATTTATCAACTTCTTTTTGGTAATCAATATAAGATGCTTTAGCCTCATTTTGATATGCTTGTTCAGATTTTTTTCTTTGTTGTTCGATTAAATCTTTCTGATATTCAAGATTTTTATTTGCTACATCTTTTTGAGTGTTCTCCCATCTATCAACCATATCCTGTTGTTCTTTAGTAAAGTTATTTCTTTCATTTATTAAATTATCATAAGTTTCATTATATTTATTTAATTCACTTTGTTTTTCATTTTCGACATTTTTGAACCTTTTGTCATCGTAATTAACATCATAAATTGCCATATTTTATCACCTCTTTACATATCCACCTACAAATGACTCTAATGTATAATTATTTAAACCAAATGGTTTAGTAGAGCTGAATTTCATTTGTAATCGTTTCCATTTCTTCTTTTTAATTCTATAAACTATGTATCCCTTAACATTGTCATAAGTATTAACCTCTTCAAAGTCGTTATTATCTGTTTTGACCTCTATCTTTATACTTTCACCTTTTACTTCAGCAGTACCGCCTCTTTTATTAGTTGTTTTTTGATATTCTGGATATTTGAAATCATCATGCTTAGTAGTCCAATAAGAACTTATTTCGCCATTAGTTTTGGTTAACTTATAAATCTTATTGTTACCACATAAATAAAGCACTCCATTTTTAACTGAAGTGCAAGTAATATTGCAAGATAACTCCCAATAATACCATTCATATTCAACATTTATATTTTGATATTTTTGTCTACTATCTGCTAAATAAATTTTGTTATCTATAATTACTAAAAGATAGCCCTCCCACTCTTCTAACATCATATTTTTATAATTTGATTCTTTTAATAATTTACCATCAACCATACTAGATCTATGTGCTAGTAATTGCTCTGAAGTAATATTTCCACTAATTGCTTCCATACCTCTATCAGAAAAGAAAACTATATCATCATTAAAGTTAATTCCAGTAGAGACACAACCAGTACTGATACTTGAATGTGCTGATGGATATATTTTTCCATATGTGCTATCAACAACTGGATTATGATAAAAGACTGTAGTATTTGCTTGTGATGGTTCTTTTAACACCCATAAAGCATTGTTACTAGGTATTAGTGCCTTTACCTTTGCTAAATCCATTCCCTCGTTATAATAATCTAAATCGCTAATATATCTAGGATCTTCCAATGAACTATGGAAAATAGCATTAGGATAATCTTGATTTCCGCTAAAAAATACTCTGTTATCAAATACTGCTAGCATAGTACACTTGTTAATTCTATCTCTATATCCTTGAATAGTCTTTCTGAATAATATTTCAACATTGTGTTGACCATCAGTAGTAGGTTTAGCAGGAGCAGTATTAAAAGTAATACTTCCTTCTGTAACATTTACTGTTAAGTCTTTGCCTTGAACATAAGTAAGTGTGTCTAGTCCTATAGTTACTTTAGCAGTTACTACATAATCGCTATCTATATTTTCGGTATCTAGTTTAAACTTTGTCGTTACACCATCACCTATTCTTAGATTCTTTCTAAGTCCAGTAAGCAAATTTACATCTTGATATGTTGTTCCCTCCCCAGTAGGATCTCCTATTGTTGTAGTTGGTATAGTACCTTCTACTTCTTTTATTTCAGTTCCATTGTATTCAAGATAATTTAAACCATCTTTTATATAAAATATATTATTAAATATAAAAGCCTGACTTCTAATTAAATTCATACCGCTAAATATTTCAGTACCATTATCATAAAGTTTAGTTCCTGAATGGACTATTTTATGAGTAGTATTGCCTATATCATAAAAAAAGAGACCTAATATGGTATTATTGTATTCTTCTACTAATTCCATATCAGGTCTTGTTTCTATTCCAGCACTATTATTTTTGTAATTTTTCCACATATTTAAGCTATCAGGACTTCTAGATAAATTAGTATCACTATTACTGAAATCAACACCTGCAAAGTTATCTACTTTTCTAGTAATTAATGCTCCACTAGGAACACCACCAGAACTACTATAAGAACTCATAAGTATCATCTCCTTCTAGATAAATACTACCAGTATGAAATCTTGGATCTAATCTTTGTAACATTTGTTCATACCTATTTGAATAAACTTGTCCATAACTAGCTGATATATCAGATTTAAGTAAATCACCAGCCACACCATAAGGCATTATTTCAAGTACATCTGTTGATAAATCAAAAGTAAACTCACTATCTTTTGTATCAGCAGTTATTTGTTTAGGATACTTATAATAATATATCTTAGCAACACCATCACCATAGAAATTAATAGTATTACCTATAATATCATTTTCAACTCCCCTAACAATGTTAATTTGAAATAAATCCTTTGCTATCTCAGAAAAGTCAATCTCATCACCTTTAGTTACTTCTAATTCTTCTTTAGCAGGTATTTTTTTTATTCTGGCAAGTTCATTTTGAATCTGATTTATAACATCATTTATTTTATTTGCTATATCAGGATCATCAGTTAATAAGGCACTTTTATCATTAATTTCTTCAATCAGTCTCAATACTTTTTTCTTCATTTCTAGTAATGTCATACTATCACCTATCCTTTTGGATTAATATCTGTATTATCTTTGTATATTTCTTTAATTTCTTTAATTTCTTTTTCCAAGTCCTTTAGTTTATAAACAGGTACATTAGGAATAATATAACCATCTGTCTCGCTCCAAATTAAAATCGTTTCTTCTGGTATTATTTGAGTTAATTTACTATACTCTATACTCTTTATTCCATCATATTCATTTTCTTTATTAATCTCAGTGGTTAATATTAGATCTTTTAAAGTTTGATGCACTGTTTTATCATCTGTATATTCATCGAACTCAGTTTCCTTAGTTATAGTTCTTCCGTAATATTGTCTTAAACTTGGTTTTATTGTAAATAATTCGTTGTTCATTATTTTTCCTCCTAATTGGTTGCCATACCTAGATTCGAACTAGGGAATGTTGCAGTCAAAGTGCAATGTGTTACCACTTCACCATATGGCAATAAAAAGAGGATTGCTCCTCTTATTTTACATCTCAGTTTTCATTATATAGATTTCTTTAGGGTTAACAATTTTAGCACCGAATACATATAATCCTTTTAATGCATCTTGGAAAGCTTTTTCTGGTCTATATGCTTCTACCTTTTCAATTTGTTCAGCAAAAGCAATAGCTTTTCCTGTTCTTAAGATGTTATAAGTTACATCATCAGTAGTAGAAGCAGCAGCCTTTTTACCAGTAGGTAATAGATTTTCAATGCAAACAAAAGCATTGTTAATCTTACCAACAGCACCTTTCTTGATTATTTCAGGATTATTTGTAGATAGTTCGGTTAAAGATTGTCTATAAGTAGTAAAGACTTTTGGAGATACTTCAAGATATAATGATTCTGATACTGGAACATTATTCTCATATAATTTAGTAAATCCTGCTTCAACACTAGCCATAGCATTACTTGCAGTTAATGCAATAACTGATGAACTTTGTGCTAAAGCATCTGATGTAGCCTCTGTTGCAGTTTTTACAATAGAAGCAACATATTTATCTCCTTCTTCTTTTAATCCGATAGCAGATTGTCTTGAAGCTTCTTCCATTAAACCAGGAACTGATTGTGCTTTGTCAATATCTTCAACCTCAAAATTAAAGTATCTGTATTGATTAAGTTGCAATAGTTGACTAGAATCAGTTAAACCTTCAAGTTCTATTTCTGTACCTTTAACATAATTCTTTATAGTAGGTCTAGAAACACTTAAAATCTTTACTTCTTTAGCATTCTTGCTATCCTTTTCATATTTGAAATCACAATGGTTTCTTAGAGATGTAATGGTATCCAATGCTTTTAAAATTGATTTACTCCAAATCATTTGTTGGAAATTAGTTACAGCCATTTTAACACATCCTTTCTATATAGATAGAAATTATTTTTGAGTCATAGTCATAGATCTACGAACTGCTTCCCATATTTTAGGATTGTCAAGTTCTTCATCAGTTAATTTTCTTATTTCATCTTCTGTATAATAATCCTTAACCTTATCTTGAGCCATTGACTTCATACTTCCTATCTTTTCAACCGTTGGCTTAACAGGTTGATTTAATTTTGTATACATTTCATATACTGTTTTAATAGGTGTATTTGAATTAAATTGACTAGCAAAAGATTTAAAATTATCATCTTTTAACACATCATCTTTCACACCCAATTCTGCTAACTCTTTAACTTGTTTTTGATGAGTTAGTTCATCTGCAAGAGTGTTAAATACAACTTTCTCTCTAGGTGTCATTTTATCAACACCAATAGTGGCTAGTCTATTTGCCTCTTCTTGCATTTCTTCAAATCCTAAATCAATGATTTTAGTAGCCTCTGCTTTACCTAAAATCTTTTCATCTTCTTCAGAATATTTAGGTTTTGAATAAGCAGGTATATCAATTCCTTGTTCTTTATAGAATTCTCTCATTCTTTGATTAGATTCAGAGATATCTTTAGTTCCAAGGCCTGCCTTTAATATACTGTCAGTTTCTTCATATTTGGCTAATTTATCAGAATATTGCTTTTCCATCTTCCTTTTTTCTCTTTCGATTTTCTTTGGAAGTAAAGTATTTAATCTATCATTAACCATCTTTTCTACTTCTTCTGCAGTATAAGTTTTAACTTCTTGTTTTTCTTCCTCTTGAGAAGCGGTATCAGTTAACTCTATACCTTCCTCATTTTCTTCTACTGATTGAGCTTCAGTGTTTTCAGTTACATCTGTAACAGGTGTTTGAACATCATATTCTTCGTTCATTTTCTTTCCTCCTATTTTTTTAAGTGTTTGACTTCACTATTCCATCTTCTTTTAAAGTCTTACAATGCTTGGACTATTTTTTACTCAACTACATACCAATCTTCTTCTAATAAATCAGATTGACTAGCCAACCACATTTGATGAGTGCCATCAGCACATCTCATTTGTAAATATGGTCTACATTTAAATAAAGTTCCTTCTTGATATCCAAATGCTTCTGCAGTTTGTTTATTGCAAGGTATACCTTCTGGATAGCCTTTTTGTCTAACAACAAACATTCCTTTTCCATTCCAGTTCTTTCTTGCGACTTTTTTACCTTCTTTCAACTTTTCTAATGCTTCACTAAATGTCATATTTCCTCCATATAAAAAGCAATAACTATCTAGTAGCCATTGCTTGATTAATTAATTGATTTCCATATTGCCCTATACCTGTTATATCTTGCTGATTAGCAATAAAATTATTGGCTTGCATTTTTAATTGCTGAGCCTGTGTCTGAATGTCTGCTATTCTTTGCTGAGATTCTTTCATTTTCTTTATTGCTTCTTCTAACTTAGATTTAGGCATCGAACTGTCATCATCTAGTAGACTTACATATACTTCTAGTTCTGCTAGTTTTTCAGCAGTAAAGTATCCTGCCTTTAACATATTTTCTAACGATAACTCTTGCGCATATTTATCATAAGGGCTCTTAGGTGTAATGTCTATCTTTACATTTGCTTGTAGTTCTTGTAATACACTATAAGGTACTTTAACCGGTCTAGAGCTTACTTCCCCAGTAGTTGGATTAGATTCTTCATAGTCTATTACTAAACCATCTGTAGCATATGTTTTCCACATATCTAACCATATTCTTGCTAATCCTTCTAAAGTTGCTTTTAGTGATATTGTTTGTTCGGTTACAGGCATTTGTGAGGCTCTTTGAACTGCAAGTATTGCTTTGCCACTTGCACTTTCTGGATTAACATCACCAGTAGCGATATCACCCGCACCTGCTAATTCTCTAGTAGTAGATATTAACTCATTCATTACCTTTTCGACATCTGCACTCATCTGTGCTGGTTGAAGAACTCCAATTGCTTTTTTAACATCATCTACAGTTTGGCCATTAACCTTAATAGTGCCTCCGACTTTGTCTATTGCATTAGGGTTTTGAACTTTAGATACATCAACAACCTTTTGTGGATAAGCAGTAGTTTTGGCAGATATTAATCTTCTCATTATGGTTTTGTTAATCTCTAATTGATTAGGTATTAAATATCTAACCTCGCCTTCTCCCCTAGCATATCCCTCTTTTTCTTCCCAAAGCATATGCTCTAACGGATAAAGGGTTAGTCCAGTGTCCTTGTCTTCTCTAATATCACAATATCTTGTTGCTTGACTAAAATGGACTGTACCATTTTCTTTATATAGCTTAGTGATGATAGTCACCATATCATCTTTTTCTTCTCTAGAATCTTCTCCAGCCTCTTCAAAAGTATCATTATCACCAACTATATACTTTAGTTTGTCCTCTGACACTCCTGATAACCTAGCCATTTCAATAGTATTAATAACTGGTTTTCTATGTTTGATTAAAATATATGGTTGGTTTTGTATATCTGAATCATTTTCATTACCATAATACACATCGTTTTTTGACAATATTTCAACTATTGGCAAATTTGTTTCTTCATCATAATCTACATAAATAGGACATTCATCATTAATAGCAGAATGTTTACTTATGGCTCTAGTCTTATAGTCCATATTGTTTTTTTCCCATGTTTTAGCAGCTAATTTATTAAGAAGTTCGCAAGTTTTATTTGCCACTTCTTTAAACTCTTTATTTTCAAAGTTTTCTGCACTATATACAGCCATAAACTCATTCTCGTTTATAACACATATTTTATATTTAACTATAGGTTTAATTATATTTAACTGGATAGGCTCTATTCCACTAATCTTTAATCCAGCCCACTGATTGCCATTGTACATTCTATAATTCTTATCAGTATCTGAATATAGATTCTTTAGTCGATTATAGTTTCTACCTTTTTCATATAATTCCCATATATCAGTTTCTTTTAATTCATTTAAATCCATCTTGACACCTCCTAACTAGGTATATCTTTCTGTCCTAGTCCTGTTCCATCATAGTTATCAATATTAGCCATCATAGTATCATAGGCATCTTGTTTCTTCTTTTGTTCAAAAGTTTCTATTTCATTTCTAACTATCTTAATGGGATTAATTTCTGGTATTTTTATTTCTTCATTGTTCTTTAACTTTTGGCCATTTCTAAGTCCTAAAGTATAAGATAAAATTATAAAAATACCAAATAAAAAAAGTAATGCTATTGTTTCCATTACTTATCACCTTTTTTTGTTTTCTTTTTAGGTTTAGTTTCTTCTAATACTTCCTCTATCGCTTCAGTTATTATCTTATTAGTTTCTTTCTCTCCAATTAATTCATTGCAAGTTTCTCTTAACTTTCTTAACATTTTCTTTTTCATTATACAATCACTATTTCCTCTCCATAATCAGCCTCTAGTGGCTCTTCTGACTTGAAATTGAATGCTTGGCTTACTTCTATCGGCTCAACATCGAATATTACTTGCGTCCTTGAATAATAGGCTATAGCAAGCCCCATAACTAAATCATCATGGGCTCCTTGTTGTGCTTCTGGCCTTCCTTTTTCATTTCTGACAAAAGTTAGCATCTCTTCAAGTGTTAATTTATCATTTATTAGTTCAACAGATTCACGAACTATTTTAACTAGTTCTGCTATTATAACAGGTCTGGTTAATGAAGTGGTCTTAAATCCATAAGACTTGTCCATTATACCTGTATATCTATCTTCTTTCTCTCTTACGAACATATTAGGATAGCCTAACCTTACTAGTTCTTTATTAGGAAAACTACTAAAGTTACTTTCAATACACATAAGAGCAGGTGTTACTACACCAGTTTTTAAGTTTTTATTAGCATAATACCAACCTAAACAATACATTTGCCTTACATATAGATCCTCATCCATTTGATGTCTTAGCCTTGCAACTTGTTTGCCAGTCTTTGCATTAAGTACATGCCCAGTAAACCAGTCAGAGCCATCACCAGCAGTATCACCACCTATGCAATATTTGTATAGGTTAGGCAATTCATATAGTTCTATATAACCATTTTCATCATTTACCCATTTTACATCAGTAATCTTCTTTCCAGCAGGCATTGTATCATCATATTTATATTCAAAATAACCAGTCTTGATAGGTCTAGTTATTTCTTGCAATCTTCTGCTTACTGCTCTCGCATCAAATACAGTCTTTCCTAGAACACCCCATTGACCTAAGCAGTACACATTATAATAATACTCATCAGTATACTTATAACTTTCTAGTAGCTTCTTATAATCTTCATCTAAGAACTTATTATCCTTATATGTTGTATGTACTATAGTTAAATTATCTCTTGGTACATCAAAGAACTTCTTTTTTAGCCAATGATTAATATCAATCGGATTAAAAGATATAACTATTTGCTTTTTAGTTCCTTTTCCTCTTAATCTGACATCTAATTGATTGAAATCACTTTCTAGTATTTCAGAAGCTTCTTCTATCCAGATATCAGTAAGTTCACCTTTGCTAAAAGTAACTGATTTTAACTTTTCAACATCATCTAGTCCGCTGAATATTATCTCATTACCATTAAGTAAACACTTTATTCTTAGATCACTTTCATTTATTTTAAAGTGCATACCTAAATGCCATTTATTAATAACTTGCTTGAACAAAGCAAATGTACTATCTCTATTACTCTTACCAGTAGCACGAACTGTTAATAAGTTCATTAATTTTGAATTAAGTATTTTATATATGTATCTTTCAACAATGAAGAAAGACTTACCACTACCAGCACCACCATAAAATATCAAATATCTATCTGTGTTGCCAAGATATGGTATATATACATCATTAAATACTTTTTTCGATATTTTTATGTTTACTTCCATTACTCATCAGTCAATTCTATATTTATAGTTACTCTCTCGTTGCTTGTTGGATCACCTTGAGCCAAAGCTCTCTTGTCATACATAGTTCCTATGGCTGTGGTAATTTCACTTAATCCATTTATTTGAAGTTTATTTATTCTTTTAATCAAAGCTTTCTTTTCGCTAGTATTAAATTCTTCATTTTCCATACTCAATGCTTCTTCTAATATTTCTTCTAGTTCTTCTTGCTTTTCTAAAGCAGTATCTAATCTTTTTTCAAGTAAATTAGTTGCTTTATCAATAATTTGATTTGCCTTTTCTACGAACTCATCTCTTTTTTTACCGCATAGTATAGCAAAATCTTCATTATCTTTGTTATCTGCTATTACTTTCCTAACAGTTGATTCTGGAACATTCAAGTTTCTTCCTGTTTCACTATAATTTCTTGTAACAGCATAACTAAGCATTATTTTGTATATCATTTCATTATTAAGCTTTTTACCTTTAGCCATCTTCATCACTTCCTATTTTTATACAAGTTTGCCTTCTTGTTTTTCTTTTTGCCTCTTTTTGGTGTTTCTTCTTTACAAAACAAATAATCACTACAAGTTTTGCAAGTATTATTCTTCATACACTTTTTATAGTTCATACTAATCAACCCTTTTTTGCATAATAAAAAGACACTAATGTGTCCATATTCTGATTACATACTAAATGAAAAAGATAAATATCATTTAATAGAGTAAAGGAGGTATGTAATCTCGTATTAGTAAGTACTATAGAATAGATATAAACGAATTTGAATTAAATATCACTTGCAATTAATAATTAATCCTGTAAAAGTATTCTCACAGCATAGTCATTATAAAATGGTTCTTTTACTTACCAAGTAATGCCAACGTTATCTATGCTTCATATTTATATATCTATTCTATACTACCTACTAATAGGTAGTGTGAGGTATAATATGTGAACTATATATTATCACAATATCATTGTATACCTAGATTTGTCCGATTTTGTCCGAACTTTCATTTTTATATAATTTTTTCTTCATTTCTGAAATATAATCATATACTTGTGTTTTACTATAACCAACTAATTTATGAAATTTATACACAGATCTATGTTCTATCCATCTATAGATGTATATTTTGTCATATACATCCCCTTCTTCTTTCATTTTTATGAGCTTCTTCTTAAGCTCATAATTTAGCATATCTCGTGTATTTCTACTTTGGTTAATCAATTTATCAACTTCATCTATTTCACTCGTGTAGTTAATTAAATTAGTGTCTGGTGAAGTATTTATGGTTACCATAACTTCTTTAGGCTTTACCGCCCCTGGCATTACAGATAATATTAATTCACTTTTCTTTTCTAATGCTTCGTTATAGTTTCTCTCTGCTTTTTTGAATTGCTTTAACAGCTCATTGTATTCTATATACATTTACTTCCCCTTTCCATAACCTTATTTCCCCTATATTGTTAATCATTTCTAATCATATTTCTTTTTAATAAGCATACAGCTTGTTTTAATTCACAATCATGAGTTAATTGTTTATAATATTTTTCACTAGTTTCTACTATTCCTATTATCTTTACTAGATCATAATCATTTTTATTTCCTACTATTGCATAATCTCCTACTACTGGTTTCAATTGCAGATGAGATATATCCCAGTAAAAAATAGCACCATTGTTTAATTTTCCTAATATTAACTTCATTATTTACCTCCAAACATCATTTCTTTGCAACTACCATATTGTGTTTTATCTTCATACCACTTCACTGCTATAACTTTAGCTCCAACAAAACAAATCGGTTCTCCCATACCACCGCTTCTGTTTTCTTTATCTGTATATTGGCAATTAGAAGCAGTTCCTATATTTCCATTTAAATCTTCATACTCAAATATTTTTGAACCTTCATAGCAATTATTAAATGGTAACATTATTAATATGATTAAAATAACACCTATAATGAACACGACAATGATTAATCCTAACCATACAATAATATTCAAAAGTATACTTAAAATAGGATGTTCTATATCAAAACTACCACTTTTATATCTTCTCATTGTTTATTGCCTCCAATTCTTCATCTATATCTTTTATTTGCTTTGCAAAATATTCAGTATAAAAAATATCTTTAAATTGTTTGGCAAGTTTATACCTTTCCAAAAAAGACTTTCTTATCTTTAATAGCTCTCTTCTTCTATGAGGTTCCATTATTTGACACCCAAACTTTTTAGAAATTCTTGAACACTTTGGTTCTCATATTTATAGGCTCTATCATCTATGTATAATTGGGCTGGAAGTTTTCTATTTGTTATACCTACAACTCTTAAGTCATTCCAAAATGTTGTGTCATCGTTTATTATTTCATTTCTAAAACCGATTATAGTTTTATCAAACCATTCTTTTATTTGTTGCGGATTTCTTGTAGAACATATAAATACAGGTATATTCATATGTTGTAATACTACTATTAAATCTATAGCATTTTTATTATATTCATCATATATGCTTCCATCTTGCCAACCTTTTCTATATTTATGAATTACTCCATCAAAATCAAAACATACTGCTAGATTTTCTTTTAATTTAATTTTTAATTTTTCCATTACTTACCTCCTCGATTTTCAATAATTTTTTTAATTTATCTTTATCAAATTTATACCACTTATATTTAGTTTTTTCTTTTTCAGTAGACCATTCCACATCACCACATTTAGAACAACAATAATTATATGTATCGCCCAAGAATTGCGTTATTTGATTTTTTTGTGTTTTCCCCAGATAAATCATATCTTCATTACAGCAAAATGATTTTTTCATTATCTAGGTTTACCTTTCACTTTTTCTTCTTGATATATCTCTAGTACCCATTTCAAGTTAAGTAAGGCACTCTTTACTGCTTCACTTGCTGGTAAACTTAATAAATAATTTATTTTTAATGTTATCTTTTCTTCAAAATTGAAACCATCATAATTTATATTTATATCTTTCATAATTCCTCCTATTTTTCTGGCATTTCATAAACATAAGAACTTAAATAACTGCTATAATGATCTTTAATTACTTCTGTTTTACTTTTATTTATTATTTTTGAGTTAAATTCTATATACTCTTTTGGATATATTATTCTTTGTATTTCATCTAATACTTCTAATGCTCTTTCTTTTGTTTTATATTCTGCTAACTTATGATTGTGTCCTGATACAGTTAATCCTAACTTCTTATGATTTTCATAAAAAGGAACTTCCATCCATATTTGATTATCCATTATCCATAAAGAATTAACTTTAACTAAATCTTTCCTATCTTGACTTCTTATCCATAATTCCATTACTTTTCTCCTTTTAATTTATTTATTTCTTCTATTAATTTATTGATTATTTATTATTTATTTTTCTTCCACACATAGGACAATAATTTATTAAAAATTCATGATATATGTTTTTTGATGGTTCTCCATTTCTGTATTTAACTGGTGCAACTTCTAATACTTTTATCTTTCGTAATATATCATCTGTAACTCTAACTTGCATAATTGTATCACTATATGTAGAGCCATCTTCAAATATCTTATTAGATATATCTTTTTCCCCTCTGCAATATTCACAACCATTTTCATTTACATAATTTGATTCATTATAATTAACTTTCATAATTAAATACCTCCTACTTTTCAATTCTGTATGTATTCTCGATAGTAACTAAATATCTAGGAATGTGGTCTATTGTTTGTTGTTCACTACATATTCTTATACTTTTCATTAATTCTGCTATATAATTTTCTTTTTTTTCAGATAACTTTCTATAAAATTTATTAACTTCATCATGAATTAATTCATCAACTTCATTACTAACAATTTGTTCTAACTGTTTCTTCATGATTGTTTCAAAATCCATATTCATTATTTATCATCTCCTTACTCGCAATCATTTACTCCTAACCAATCTAACAAATCAGCATAACATTCTTTGCATAGACAACATATCTTTTTTGTTGCCACATCAACATTTCTTGAAATAGTTATTCTATTTTCTCGATAAACTATCTTTCCACATTTACAACAAATACGACCATTGTTATTAGAAATATTGTTTATAAAAGTGTAAAGTTCTCTATCGTTCATTTCTCTAATGTTTTGTAGTTTCATTTAATCAACCTCATTTTCATAAATGTTTCCTATTACTTTCATTCTATCTAAATGTTTCATAGAAGAACTAGGAATATGACCTTTTATTTGAAAACTAGCCGTATCTTTATTCCAAATTATAATACCAATTTCATCAGGTTTAGTCCATTCATAATCAAACATAACTTTATCTCCTTCGTAAACTTCTACACCATTTTTATCCTTTAATCCCGTCCACATCATAATAGGTAAATCAGTTTTGTTAGTTATTTCATCGTTATAATCATCATAAGCAAAACAATAAGCACCTTTTTTTGATATATTAAAATCATAATTGCAAAAGCAATTGTCATCAAAAGGCATATAGCCTAAATGCTTGTCAGAATAAATTATTCTATTATGAACACTATCCCATGCTCTAAATTTTATTTTCCTATTCATTATTTATCATTTCCTTCTATTTCTTCCAAAATCATACCTTTCTCTAATAATTTTTTTATAGTTGGTATATTGACACTTTCATTACCATTTATAATCGGATAATAAGCTATTAATGAATTATTATCTCCACTTCTTTTATGTGTTAGTGGCAATGTTATTTCTATAATATCCCCATTTTTTATATTCTCAAAGGCTTTTGCTTTTGTTTTTGGTATATAAATTACCTTATATTTGTTTTTTAATATTAATTCCTTATTCATTACTATTACTTCCTTGTAATTCTCGCATTTTATCTAGAACTTTTTTAAAGATGATTTTACTATTTGCTTCTCCGCCAAACTTTATAAAACCTAATTTAGCCCATTCTTTTTCTTGTTCTTGCCAATAATTTATATCATTTATCAAATCTTCTTTTAATTTATTCCAATTATCTTTTAATAGTTTGTTTTCTTGTTGTAATTGTTCGTAAGTTGGCTCATTATCCTGTCTTACAATAAACGATACATCTTTAGATAAATCAGCATATGAAAGCCTGCAACCAAGTATTGTTCTATTAACTGTAATTTTATCTTTTATATCTATTAAATTATTGTTTAATACAACTTCTAATCTATCAATTAAGCATTCATTTCTCATTTTTATCATTGCTTCTTCTATTGCTCCAAAAATATGTTCATCAGGTTTAATATCATCAACATTAATATCAAAGGCTCTCATTTCTTTTTTAAAAACTAATTCTTTATTCATCCTTCCACCCCTTTATCATCATAATTAATCCTATAATTGCTCCTATACCAATTAACCCCCAGAATATTAATGGTATGTATAAAATCATTTAATCCTCCTATAATAAAATATAAATTATTATTATAATTATTATTAATAATGCTGCTATCCATAAAGGGCTAAGTACCCATAACCAACTCCAACTTATTACTTTTAATAATTTTAATACTATAAATGCTATTGTTAATAATCCAACAAATCCAATTCCACCATTACTATTTTTCATTATTTATCACCTACCATCTTTTTATATCTTTTTATACAGCCTCTAATTCCAACATTTTCGCTAAATCCAGTGCTTGGAATGTATAATTTACCTGTATAACTCCAAAAACTCATTAATACTTTTCCTTTGCTATCTAATAAATTAAAATGTCCTATAGTTTCATTACATAACTTATAAGGGATATCGTTTTCCTCAAATTGTTTTTTAGCATATTCTAATCTATCATTAAAACAATTTTCTCTTTTTTCTTGTGCTTGTTGTTTTAATATTGGACTTACATCTCTCCAATAATCTGCTAATGTATCATTATCCATTTATTCTTCCTCCTTACCACTTATAAGTCCACATCAAGTAAAGAACTAATATGCTTGCCATAGCCATTCCTAAAAAGAATATAGTTATTAGAAATATGCACACATTTTCGCACTTTGCTTTTCTTTGTGCTTGTCTGTATTGTATTTCTTCTTTATTTAATCTTTTTTTTGGTATCCTTTTCTTAATTTTTGGAAATTTTTTTTGTAATTTTTTTATTTCTTTTTCAGTTAATTCATTTGGTCTCATAATTTTCTAATCCTCTCTGGTCTACTATTTTTATCCATAGATCCATTTCCTAAAGTGCAACCATACTTTTTTATTTGGTAGTTTTCTATTGCTACAACTAGCTTGTCCAAATACTTAAAATCACCATGTATTTTTTTAAACTTTGCTCTAAACATACTTGAATTAATCATTGATTTATCTTTATAGAGATTGAAGTAAAATTGTAATTTGAACTCACTCTCGTTCATCTTCTCCATCCCCTTTATTCTCTAATTTTTCCTTTTCCATATCCAATGCATCAGATAATTTCTTTAGTTCTAGTATCGCATAATCATATCTAGCATCTTTCATGTTAGATATTGCATTTATCCTATGTGGCAAGTATGATTCAACTAGTTCTAATATTTTATTTCTGCTTTCAAGGAAGGTATTTCTCTGTTCCATCTTGTCATATTTTCTTTGAAGTATTTTTAGTCTTTCTTCTGCAAAGTTTTTATCTCTTTTTAGTCTTTCTATTTCTTTTTTATTTTCTGCTAACTCTTGAGCAGTTTCAATATCTAATATTTCCCCTTTCATTTTTTCCTCCTCTATTTTCACTACACAATAACCATTTTTACATCTTTTTCTGTGCGTTGGTGTTGTATAAAAAGTTATTGTTTCAACTCTTACTTTTAGTAGTTTTGCTAATTCTTTTTTTGTTCCGATTCCAACAAGTTTTTCTCCTTTGTATAAAGCATACTGACTATTTCTTTTCATACAATAGTTCCTCTAATTTTTCCATTGTTTCCTTTAAATCTAAAAGTTGAGGAGCAGTTTTAATTTGCTTACCATTTTTTAGCATTGATAAATATTTTAATGTTTTTTTTATAATAACACTGTAATCCCTCATTAACACCACTCCTCTAATAATCTCTCTAATTCAATATCATCTTTAGTTTTTATTCCTAAATTTTTAGCTTCTTGTACTACACCATTTAAGAGAATACTCATTTCTTTGGTGTCATACTCACTACTACCTTTGTAAATTTTATAATGGTTAAACTCTTTACCATTTAAGATGCTAGTTCCAGCCAATTTATAGTATTTAAAGTAGCCTTTAACATCTATTTCAGATAGTATACTTACCATTTCAGATTGCCCATAATCTATTAACATTTGCAAGTATACTTCCTCTTTTGATTTACTCAATGCATTACCTATTTCAGTAACAAGTTTCCATAAATAACTATTTGCATTTAAACTTCTTTTTTCTCTATGTTTAGTTATTTTTACATCATAAATAGTATCCTTGTCTAATCTAAATAATAATGGTAGTATTTTGTCTATCTTACAAGTGTCTTCTATCATTATCTGCAATTCTTTTTGTTAACTCTATTTTTTCTTTCAAAGCTTTAGTTTTACATTTTAAATTATGATTACTAACCACCATTTTTATTAGACTTTGCCATAATGCCAAAAAGTCTATACCAAGAATAAATCCTCTAATAACCTCTGAATTAATAAATATATTGACACTTGCTAATATAACATTTAACCATACTATAGTTAATGTAGTGTTAAAAATTACTTTATCAGCATCATATCTTCTATTTTTCTTGGCAAACCTAAGTAATTCTTTTTCAGAATTGTTATTTGAATTCATTATGTCAATGTTTTCTGCGCTGAAATAAAGTTTTGAATTGTCATATTTTCTAAACAACTTCCAATTTCCATAATTATCAACACACAAATGAAATTGGTTTCCTAATAATTTTCTTATTTTCTTTTCTTTTTTTAATTTCATTTTCAAAACCTCCTAAAATGGTAAATCATCATCATTAATTTGTACTTCGTTTCCGAAGCTAGCAAATGGATCGTTTGCTGTAGGCATACTATCAATTTGTTCAGTAGTTATTGAGCCAGGTTTTACTGGTGGCTCTTCTAGATTGTTTACGCTATCATTACTACCTTTACTATCAAGGAAAGTAACATTTGATACAAATATTTCAGTAACATAAATCTTTTTACCATCTTTATCTTCATAATTTCTTGTTTGTATTCTTCCCTCTACTGCTACTTGATTACCTTTCTTTTGATATTTAGAAAGATTCTCCGCTAGCTTGTCCCATACTACACAATTAATAAAATCTGCCTTTCTTTCACCATCTTCATTTGTATATGGTCTATTTACCGCTATAGTAAATTGGCATACTTCTCTTTTTGTGTTTTCTGTCATTTTAAGTTCAGGATCTTTAGTTAATCTTCCAACTAATATTGCCTTGTTCATTTTTTAATTCCTCCTAATAATTTCATTAATTTATCTTTAAATTCTTCCCTTGCATTGATGTAAACATATTCTCCACACCAACTACATAATTTTTTAATTCTTTTTTCAAAAGGATAAATAACAACTGAATGACCGCATCTACACATATGTTTATATTTAGCTATTTCATCCGATTTTTTTATTATTTCTTTATTGTTCATACAGACCAAATCTTATGTCTTTTCCTATTTCATCGTAGTCAGGCTCACAAACAATTTTCTTCCTTTTAAGTGCTTTTTTTAAACTACTAATTTCAGTAAGTAAGTCATCAATAATACATTCTGCACTTTCAATTGAAACAAAGCCATCTACCGATTCATAGTCAGTAAGTGTTATTTCCTCTATCTTATCTATCTTTTCCTGCCCTAATTTCATTCTTATTCCTTTCCTTATGCTCGTGCATAAATATATATTCTGAATTATTTCCCATATTATTCATTAACCATTCAGATGTATATTCTTTTGATAAATGAGTATTAATAACTCTACTTTCATATATTTCATTTACTGCTCTACTATGTAATTCTTCCTTATTTTCATAATTACCTTCAACTAGGTACAAATCATAGTTTTTTGCAGTAATACCTTCTAATGTTTTAGTATCAGTCATATAAATTATTTTTTTATCATTGATAAATACTCTGTATCCACAATTAGGTACATCGTGATATAACTTAATTGGCATTATTTTTAATATTCCATAATTATATTTCTTTCCAATTTCTACTACATCAATATTTTTTTTATTCACTCCACATTTAACTAAATCTTCTACTAACCACTTACAGCATGCAAATCTTAATGTTGGTCTTTCTATTGCTAATTTAGATATAGTTTTTTTATTAAAGTGATCTTGATGAATGTGAGTGAGAAGGACTATTTTAAGTTGCTTATAACATTCATTTAACTTTTTAAAAGACACTCCACAATCAATTAAAATAATACCTTCTAACACTGTAGCATTTCCATCCGAACCAGTATTAATAATCTTATAGTTCATTCATATCTACTTCTTCGGCTGATACTTCTTCATATTCAGCATCAACTACTTCTTCCTGATTAATTATTGGTTCTTCTTTTATCTCAGGTAAATCAACATTCATTTCTTCTGCTTCATACATACCTGCTAAATCTTCTACAAAAGCTTCTCTTAATGCTCTTACTTTGGCTACTTTTTCAATCATAGTAGCAGGTTGCTTAGTCCAATTTGCATTAGGAGTACCATCACTCTTTTTTTGGATAACTTCCTCTAAAGCAACACTACAATAAATTGAATTTTTCCAATCTTTTCTGAACACTTCAGCCCAACCACCAACTAATGTTTCATTAGGTAGTTTAAATGTTCCTTTTCTTTCTTTTTCTTCACCAGATTTAGTTAGTATAATTATTCCTGACTTCATACCATCGTATTGGTCGTTAAGAACTGCTCTTTTTAAAATTGCATCTTTACCTACCACGATACTAGCTGATTGCTTATTAGAATATTTAATTAAATAAGCTTCTCTTAAAAATGGATTTAATTTTCTTACTTTGCAAAGTTCAGTAAACATTTTAAACTCTGGTAAAGTTATTTTTGCATCCGTACCTACTATGTATTGTTGTACTATTGTAGGTGTAAGTTTTATTTCTTGTCCCTCTACTTCGTATTTTACGACTATTTCATTATTTGAATTGTTCATACTCTATACCTCTTTCCCTCATTACATTAACTAAAAATGATAGGTTTTCTCTTGTTGAAGTTACTTTAAATTTTATAGTATATAACTTTTCTTCCTCATTTGGTACTGATAGTTCTTTTTCTACCTTTTCAATAACTTTTTCTTCTTGCTTTTGTTTCTCTTGTACTATTTCGTAATCTTTTTGTACTTGATTTAATATTACATATCTATCATTTACTTCTTTGATAGCCAAAGACAAGTTTTTATTTTTTAGATATTCAACAAGTATTTCACTATTATGTTCCATAGTGTTTATTGTTTCAATGTCTCTTTCGACATTGTCTACTTTTTCAATAATTGCATCTTTGTATTTTTTTACCAGTGCTCCTTTATCAGTTAAACCATCTAAACCAATTTGTAAGTTAAGTTCTTCAAATGATAAGTAATTATCTTTGATAACTGTCTTGGAAGCTTTATATTCGTTAAAATAATCAATTGCTAATTTTTTAGCCTTTTCTTTTAAACTATCCTCCACTTCATCAATTTTAGTCTTTAATGTTAAATCTGCTTGTTGATATTTTGACTTTATTTCTGCCTCATAAGTTTTATTAAATAAATCATAAGGTGCATTGATTTTTTCTTTTATGTCTTTTCTTTGTCTTTCAAAATCTTTAAGTTCTGCCCCTAATTTAGTTCTTAGTTCTTTGATAGACTTTCTTGTCTCTTCACTGCAGACTAATGAATTTAAGTTTAGATCTTCAAGTCTTTTATCTAATTCTGCTCCAACTTCTTTAATTTTTTCAGTTATTTTTGGTAATTGTTCTACTACTGCTATTTGCATTTCTTCTTTCATTCTTTCTACCTCGCTTTACTTTTTTACTAATCAACTATTACTTGACTATCGTTTTCTTCATCATAATCTTTTGGTCTTGATGATAAAAAACTTATTTTTTCTGCTACTACTTGTAAATCATTTCCAGATAATCTTGCTAGTCTGCCTTTAACACCAATTACATCACCTTGCTTACAATATTCAACAGTACTTTCTGCTACTTGTCCAACTAAATTAACTGGAATAAAATCTGTTTCATATTCTCCAATATCATTTTTAAAGTTTCTTGATACTGCTAAGACTATTGTTGTAGTCTTTCTACCGTTCTCTGTTTCTTCTAATACAGGTCTTTTAACTAAACGACCTACTAAAACTAAATTATTCATTTTATCATACCTCTCTTCTTTATTTAAAATCTTTTAACAATTCTTCAAGCATTATTTTATCTTCTGGATCAAGTTCAACTTTTTTAACTTCTATTTCAAACCATCTAGGTCTTTTCAATTCTTTTATCTCTGCTAATGTTGGCATAAACTTTTTAGTCTTAATAGCTTCTATAACCATATTTTCGTACTCACCAGCAGAACAATCTTTTAATTCTTCATACCACAAGTTAAATATTCTGATATCCATTTTTTTGTTGTAATTTTCTTCTAACATTTCTGTTATTTCTCTAAATTGTTTTTTATTCATTTTCCCATTTCTCTCTTTCATCAGTTTTTGATTCTTTTTTATTCTTAAACTTTTCGTTTTCTTTTTTTGCTTGCTCTAGTGTTGTTATTTTTTTTCTTTGCCAATCTTCTAGTATTCGGTCTATGTATTTAACCGAACAAGCATTATTACAAACTGCTATCTGTGTAGCATAAACAATCAGTTCCTCTGAAATGTTATTGTCTACCCAAGATTTAATTACATCACATTCTAATGGTGCTATAGTTCTTCCGAAGTTTTTTTCTATTGTAGAAAATATATTACTAAATATTAATTCTTCTTTATTATCTAAATTATTTAGTTTAGTACTATTATCTAAATTATTTATATTAATATTATTATTTATATTAAGATCAGAATCAGAAACAGATACAGATACAGATGTATACCTAGGGTATGGATACCCTATCGATACCCTATACCTTTCTAATATTTTTTCTAATTCTTTTCTTAATTTTTCACTCTTAATATATTGAATTAAACTTTCTACTTTTTTTAATAATTTTTCACTTTTAGTCCAATTATATTTGTGCCAATTTTTTATAAGTATCTCTTTCGTTTCCTCCGCATAGAGTATTACTTTATGAACCTGTTCCATCCTAGTCAGTAGTTCCTCTACCTCACTTTTGTCTAGTTCAAGTTCATTTGACATCTGTCTAATTGAAACTTCATAGCAACCAATCAGATTTGTATGAGGATTAGTTAATAAATATAATAGAAAATACTTATCTTTATAAGTAAAGTTATCTACTACTTTGTTGTCTTCCCAAAATGATAATGATACATTGCGATATATTGCCATTTAATCCTCCTTTACTCAAATCTCAAAACCCCAAATTTGACAAAAACCATACTTTTTGCTATAATTATGTATGTAAAAAGTTAACACGAACTTTTTATTTTTGTTATTTGTCTGCTAGTTGTGTTTCCGAACTATTACTAGCAGATATTTTTTGTATTGTAACATCATTTGTAACTGCTAATGTAATTAACACTAACAATCCATAAAAGATAATTATTCCTTTATTTCTATTTAAGAATGTTTTCATTTACATCACCGCCTTTCTCATCTTATTTGCTTCTCTTCTAATTAAAGCAACATCTATATTTAATTTCTCTACTACTTTTCTAGTAGGAACTAATATAGGCCTAGTTTTGAAATAAAACTCGTTGTTTTTATCCATTTCATCACAGATTGATTTTCTAAAATTATTTATTGCATTAGTTCCTAGTGGTAATATAATTTTTAAATCTTCTGTGCTTAACCAAGGTTTATTTAATACTTGTTCCTGTTCTATATAATTACTAACAGGTCTCTTTTTATTTTTTCCCATTTTATTTTCCTTTCTCGTGCTAGATTTTATAGATATTCCAGTATCTATCTTTTTAGTTTAGTTTTCTAAACTTTTGACTTTAAAAAAAACATTTCCTATTTCCTCATGTGAAATATCTAGCAATTCTGATATTCTTTTGATATTTCTTATAGAAAAATCAGTTCTGTTATTTAACTTGTTATTTAAAGCACTTCTGCTCATTGGTATGGCACTTGCAAAATTTTCTTGCGTATCGTAAAATTGCTTTATTTTACCTTCTAACAAACTATAATCAAATATTATTCTCTTTTCCAAAATAACACCTCCATTTTTAGTTTAGTTTTCTAAACTTAATTAAATGATAACACACAAATAAATATATGTCAACACTTTTTGTTTAGAAAATTGAACTTTTTTACTTGATAATCTGTTTTTTTTATGCTATTATATATACAGATAACTATTAAAAGGAGGGCATAT